TTAAGATTTATTACTGCTAACAATCAAATCTTTCACATCAATATCAAGAACATTAGCTATATCATTAAGGGTTTTGAGGTCTGGTTGAACAGAATTACTACACCATTTACTCACAGTGCAATTGGATTTACCAATCTGTTCTGCAAGCCATTTTCCTGTTTTTTGTTGTTCTGCAAGTACGACTTTTAGTCTGTTCAAATTAGCCATGAGGTAAAACGTTTTAATTCAAGAGCAAATTTATATAAATACTCTGATAACATAAGCAACTTCCGATAATAATTATTATTTGGAAGCGAAAAAATGGCTTAGATACCGTATTTCGACAGGATATTTTCGTCAATTTCAATTTTATGCCGACCTGTTGTAGTTCGCAGATTCTTTCTTACGGTGTCAAACGTGGAGTTAGTGAACCATTCGGCAAATGTCGCCATCACAAATGATGTAGTTACATCTCCACCTATATTATATTGGAAAGCGATGTTCCAAGCAAAGTTCTTTAAAGAGATTTGTGTGAGCGAACTATGTTTCTTAATATGAATCTCGGTCATGGAAAGCACTTGACGATTAGTCACAAAATAGCGGACAGATTCGCAAATTTGGAAAATCTCTGTTTCGTCCAAATCAAAACGCTTGAATGTGTCTCGTGTATATTTCAGGATAGCATTTAATTTCTCGTCTTCTTCTCTTTCTTTTTGTTGCTTGTATTGTTGTTGCTCATGCTGGTATTCATAATGGAATAATTCCATACGCCTTTTTTGTACTTCTACACAATCTTGGGTATGTAAGGATGCAACAGCCGAAGTCTTTTTATCTGTCACTTCATCGGCTAATGCCAAATGTGACAAAGGAGTTTCTATAATGTATCTTGCTATAGAGATGCAAAGATGATATAGAAGTTTCAGTATCACATATCCGACAGCCATAACGAACGGAAGCAAACTCATTCGTATGCTAAGCATATTGCATATTTGAAATGCAATCATTGAAGCCAGCAACACCGCAATGACCTCTATTGTCAAAGAATGGAGTATATATTGTTTTTGCTTCATGCCTATTGTTTTTTATTTCTCAATGCAAAGGTATAACACTTTTTCATAAAAAACGAAAGAAAAAAATAGATACCGTTTTGCAAATCAATAGCTTATGAAAAGAAAAGCATAATAAGAGAAAATATCGAAGACTATCTGAAAACAAGAGAAAATAGAAATCGTCAAAAACAGTATGGTTAAACTAAGTTAAAGTTTTTTGCGGTAGCTTTTCTATTCTCGCTAAGGCTGAAATATAGAGTAAACGAAGTAAAGTAATCATATTTGTACCAAGTTATATATAATACACTGGTATACAGCAGTAATTATCTTTGAAGTAGAAGAATGCTATATGAATACAGACCTTGATAAAGACCTTTTTTGTAAGCTGTGGATTGAAAATCCAACCGCACTTAAAGAGATAGAACGGAAGACCGCATTAGTACGTGAACTATACGAAGAGCGTAAATGCCTTTCTAACCTTTTGATAGATCAAGCAGAAAAATGTAATGCAAGCGATTTGAGAGAAATGGCAATCGCTATGATTGGCGAACGTGAGTACCTCAGAAGAAAGATTGCTAAGGGTTATAACCTCTGGGATGATGATAAGAAGTTGTTGGATAATATTTTAAGCAAGTAATAATCATGGGATATTCAAGATGTGCCACGTGCAAATACTTTAGTCGCAGCACTGAAAATAAAGCTATTGGTCTTTGCGCTAAAAGAGGTTCCAAAAAATGGCTCGCAAATGGAAGGGCTTGTTTGGAATACGAAAAGAAAAAACAAAAATAGATAATCAATCCCGGCCGGGCTTGACCACCTTGCCGGGAACTCAGACAATAATATCAGGTATATGGAAAATCAATTAGAAATTATTAAATCCAATCTCCCTTATGGCTATGAGGGGAGCATTGCAAAAGAAGCAGGATGTTCAAAAGGCACAGTACATAATATCCTTAACAACAAGCCTGCATCTGCCCGTTCAGCTTATAAGGCTAAAGTTCTCACAATAGCAACCAGAATGGCTAAAGAAGCCTTGGAAGCCTCAAAAGGAGTTTCTAAAGCGGCAGCCGAATTAGAAACATTGCAAAATGGAACTACAAGCGAACAATGAATTAACCAAGCGTGAAAATCAGATCGCCGGACTTGCCTTTTGCGGACTCGCAAAGAAAGAAATGGCAGACAGGCTTCACGTGGCTTACGGAACTATCAACGTATTGCTCGACAAAGCATACAAAAAGACCGGAACCAGCAAATTAAATGAACTGGGGTCATGGTGGGCCAATAGAGTATTTACTCTAAACATAGATTTTCAACAGCTACAAAAGACAATTATAGCTCTTTGCTTCTTGGGAATAACAATATTCCAATTTTCAGTAGATAATCATCACGATTATTACTACCGAACAAGAAGAGGAAGAACGCAAAGATACAAGACCGAAGAAATATCTCAACCTAATTATAAACAGGCAGCATAGCATAGAGTTGCAATGTGTTTCAGATAGTGAAGAAAGCTCGTAACCAATAATTAACCAACCTAAGAAACAGCTAAAATGGGAGAAAGATATTTAGAAAGAATTGTAGCAAGCGGCATAAAAATCGGAACGATTCAGACGCTTAAAGCATTAGGGCTACTGCCGGAGGTGGTAACAATCTCCCAAGCAGAAAAGATATACGGACGTCGTCTCATTACAGAATGGCGTAGTAAGGAATGGATAAAGTTTTATCCTGCAAAGAACAAGGAACGCGGCAAGTATTATGTGAAAATGTCCGAACTGGAAACAGCAAGTGCCATGATGGATATTCATAACAAAGTACCGGCCAACATAATCAAAGTATTAATGCAAGTACCATGACTGCAAAAGATATACAAATAGGGCAGAACATTTCAGCCGGATTCTTTTTCCGGTGCGGACATTACGGGGATGATGTGGACTACGCCATTATTACCGGAGTGGTTATACGCAAATTGGAATGCTATAATCAGGTGCTTGTTGATGTCAATTTAGAACAATCATTTAATAGTCCCGGCAAATCAGTCTGGGTACGGTTAGACAAAGCAGATTTTAATATTAACAACTAAAATTCTCATTATGAGCAGTATTATTCAAGTTAAGATGGAAGAGCTAAATGCGCTTCCAGCAACGGAAATTGTCGAAAATGAAGGTGTACAAGCAAAGTTTATTCAAATGTACAATGCAATTTGGGGTACGGATAAGGGTGAGCAGATGTACCACAAAGAAGTATTCAATTTTCAAAAATTACTTCGGGATAACCCCGATGTAGGCACTTCAAGCAAAATGTCCCTTTATGGTTGTTTCCTTGATATCGCAGTCAATGGACTAACATTAGACCAGACAGGGCATCCGCTCTGCTATATTCTGAGTCGCAACTGCAAAACTGGGTACAAAAACGAACATGGGAACGATGTTTACGAAAAACGTGCATACGTTTCGGTTACCGGCTACGGTGAACTTACCATGCGTATGCGTGCCGGCCAAATTAAATATGCTGACAACCCCGTCGTCGTTTATGAGGGAGACCATTTCAAGGCATCTTTAGTCAATGGAGTAAAAAACATCGAGTATGAAGCACAATGCCCCCGCACATCAACCAAGGTTATTGCAGCATTCATACGCATTGTACGCAATGATAATTCAGTGGATTATCAATGGCTTATGCAAGGGGATATTGAACGCTTGAAGCATTATAGCGAAAAAGCAAATTCCAAATGGAATGAGCAAACCAGGCGGAGAGAGCTTGGTAATGCCAATGCTTTATACACTTCCAATAATGGCGGTATTGACCCCGGTTTCCTTGAAAACAAAATGATTAAACACGCCTTCGACGCATACCCTAAAGTACGTACCGGAAAATATACCATTATGGCAACCGACCAGGAGGAAGAAGAAATCATCGATTATGGAATTGTGGAAGATGCCAATATTGCACAGGAAGACCCAAACATTCCTTTCGGTGAAGAAAAACAACTCACCGCACCGGAACCGGTATCTGTAAATGTCAGCAAAGCAGATGAAGAAGAAGGATTCTAACCATTAATACTTAAAGCTATGTCAACAGAATTAATAAAAGTAGAAGAGTTTACCTCTTTAATGAAAAGTGCCCCTGACGCCTTAGGCAAGAACCAAAAATCAATAGCCAACTGTAATTCAGCGGGACAGGCAATCTTAGATACGATTCAAGGAGAAGGTATGACTGATGAACTGGATGCCAAAGCTGCGGAGTATCTGAAGAAAGTCAATGTTACAATTACCAACATGAAAAGCCGTCGTGCGCCTGTTACCCAACTATTCGACCGTATCCGGTCCATTTTCACGACAGATGAAAAAGCTATTGACCCAAAAGACAAATCAACAATTCCGGGCAAAATAGCTGCAGAACGTGACAGATATGCAGCACTGAAGCGTGAAGAAGAAAGAAGGAAGCAGCAGGAGATGCAACGACAAGCCAATATTGAAAAGGAAAAAGGAACGTATCGGCTTGCTATTGAACAGGCTATCAATACACACATGAGTTCCTATTTTGCCGAACAACAGAAGAATCTGAGCCATATTTGGGAAAGCATTACACTGGCTACATTTGAGCTGAAAGAAAAGAGTATTAGAGGTTGGTCAACTCTGTATCCTCGTGAGCACTTCGACACTTTCAATAAAGATATTACAACTTACTATCTGGACGCACAAACCAAAGAGAATATCAAGGCTGAAATTCTAAGCAATAAATATTCCGCTTTCTCTCAACAGTATAAGTTTGACATGGAGGATTTACGTCAGTCATTTATCGACCGTCTTTCCTCCAAAAAGCAAGAACTTATTGAGGAAGAAGAATTGCGTAAGAAAGATGCTGAAGCTGCTGCCAAAGCGGAAACCGAAAGGAAACAATGGGAAGAAGAGGAGCGAAAACAACGTGAACTTGAAATACAGCAAAAAGAACATGAGCAGCAACAAAAAGCGGAATCTTCTATACAATCCGCACAAATGAATAGTCTGTTTGCAACGGCTGCCGCTTCTGTTACAACAAGAACCAGCAAAGCCAAAGTGACTGAAAGGATTAAAATACTACACCCTGCCGGCTTCTTGGAAATATATCAGATGTGGTGGATAAATGAAGGTCAGAATCTGACAATAGAAGAACTTGAAAAAATCCACAAAAAGATGATTTCCTTCTGCGAAAAGAAAGCCAACAGCGATGATGAAATGAAAATCAAATCAAAATATATCCGATACGAAGAAGAAGTTAAAGCAGGAAAGTGATGGCAAATCCAGATTCATATTACTTGCGTACAGAAGTCAGCAACTCCGATCTGACAGAACTCAAAAACTATCTTTATCCCCGTACCCAGTATGGGGATAAAGAAAAAGCCTTCAAGTTTGGGACATTGGTAGATGCACTTATTACCGAAAACGAACGGGTACATTATAGTAAGCGCATGGTGGATGATGTAACCTATTCACGGGAAGATTTCGAGTTAGGCCTTGCCATGAGGGAAGCTTTAAGAAAAGAGGCAAGAAAAGACGAGTTCCTTAGAGCCGTTCTTTCCAACTCCGACACACAGAAATTCATGGTGAACAAATCCCAGAGGTTTCTCTACGGAAACTTCGAGTACACTCTTGATACCCGGTGTAAATGGGATTGGTGGTTACCTGGTTTTGGATTTGGTGGAGATTTAAAGACCACTTTTGCAGAATCACAAAACCAGTTCAATGAAGCTATAGATTTTTTTGATTGGGACCGTTCCAGAGCATGGTATATGGATATAGCAGGAAGCCAACAGGACTTTATCTATGCCATCAGCAAGAAGAACCTGAAAATATTCAAAGCATTCATTAGACGAGACGATGATACCTATAAACGTGGAAAAGAGAAATATGATGAATTGGCTTTTAAATGGTGGATGCTCTTTTCTTGATATATTTTAATCGAAAACGATATGAACATACTTATCACACCCAAAGAACAAATCTACAAGGAACTTACAGATATTGACTCATTCCTCAATATAACAATGAGCGAAAATGCAGAAGAAGCCGTATTGCGCGGAAATGACTTGGCTGTATATGTCGCCCGTTCAGGCAAGTTATTAGCTGATGCTAAATATTGGCTTAACGAAGCCATGAATTCCGAAACAATGAAAACACTTGCCGAAACAGCCAAAAATGCCAAGGCTACAGCTACGGCAATAAACGCTTTAGTAAACTCCCTTTGCAGGGAAGAACGATATTTGGTCGATTGGTGTGAACGGTGCAATCGAACCGCAACACATCAGCTATCATGGTGCGTGACAGTAATAAGCAAAGCCAAAGAAGAAATGAAAATGGCTGGTATGTACAACAATAACAACAGACAAAAATGATAAACGACCAAGAAGCACCCAAATACTTGCTTTGGCTTTTTATAGCCATTATCCTAATGGGATTAGACGAAAACATCACTGGATTCCCATTCATCATGGGAGCCGCTATAATCATATATCTATTTATTAACATGCTTATTCTTACCTCAAAGGATGAGCCTAAAAAAGAGAACAATGGAAACTGCAAAAATTGACATCAAGCAGGCTGTCATTAAAAAAGACAGATTGAATGTTGTGTACAACGAGCGATTTACAGAAGCCAACTACACAAACAAGGTAACCAAGAATTGCGACCAAATCGTACATTCCGAACTGAAGGAGATTTTTAACCACTTGAAACTGCATCTTGTGGTATTATGCGAGCAACCCGAAGCGGAGAAAATCTACAAGTCAAGTTTTACATCACCGGGCTTTGTTGAAACTCTGAATAACTACTTCATTACCGGATATGCCAATGATAGCAACGATGGAGTACCGGGTATAACCATAATGGGAGGCAAATTACTACAATCCGGTAAAATTGTGGATTTGAAAATCTTTACTCCATTCGGAGACGAAGAATATAAATTTTCAGAAGAACTACAAATAGATGCAGCAGCTTGCGATGCGGAAGTGGAAGCATATCTCTTTGAAGAGAAATGGGGCATTAAGCAAGAGCAGTTAGACTTTGATAGCGATATCCCCGATGAAGCTGTTACCGATACAGAAGAACTTCCTGCAGAAGAAGAAAAGCCTAAAAGAAAAGGCAGAAAGACCAAAACTATAGCTCCTGCCGCTTAATCAAATTCGGGGCTGATTTTTGTCAGCCCCATAAAACTCTAAATTACAAGTCATGATTATAGAATTAAAAGGAAACGTTTTTGAAGTTACTTTCAAGTACAAGCCCACTATTGTTGACAGAATACGTCAAATCACAGGCAAGAGATATGACGGAAGCAGAAAGAAATGGCTTATTCCTGTTTCCAGTCGTGTCGAACTTGAAAAAATGGTCTATCAAATCAGACCATTTGAAAATATCCAATGGGTTACAGGACAACAGAAACAAGAAGAAGAGGAAGAAGTTGCATACAATATACCGGAGCTGCCGGAGCTTGATATTCCCCACTTACTAAAAGTAAACCCATATCCCTATCAATTAAAAGGAATTGCAAGAGGATTACAGCTCAAACGATTCATGAATTGCGACGAGCCGGGCCTTGGAAAGACACTGCAAAGCATTGCAACCATTAATCTTGGGAATGCCTTTCCTTGTTTGGTTATTTGTCCTTCTGCCTTAAAGGTTAATTGGGAAAGAGAATGGCATAAGTTCACAGATAAAAAGGCAATGGTACTGACGGATAAAGTACGAGATACATGGACTTTCTTTTATCAGACTGGCATGTATCAGGTATTCATCGTTAATTATGAATCGCTTAAAAAATACTTTGTACAACGTATCAAAAAAGAATCTGGTTGGACTTTAAGAGATGTGGAATTCAGAAACAGCATCCAACTTTTCAAATCTGTAATCATTGATGAAAGCCACCGTTGCAAATCATCATCCACTCAGCAGGCTAAATTCTGTAAAGGTATATGCAATGGTAAGGAATGGGTCATTGAACTTACCGGAACTCCGGTTGTCAATAAGCCTAAAGATTTAATTCCGCAGTTATCTATCCTTTCCCGAATGGAAGATTTTGGAGGATATAAGACATTTGTCAATAGATATTGCTCCGGTCAGAATGAAGCATCAAACCTGAAAGAACTGAACTATATGTTATGGACTAAATGTATGTTCCGGCGTGAAAAGTCATTGGTGCTGACAGACCTTCCCGATAAAATACGACAAGTAAATACTTGTGAGATAACTAACCGCAAGGAGTATATCGACGCAGAGCGTGATCTTATCATGTACCTACAAAAATACAAAGAAGCGGATGATGAAAAGATAGAGAAAGCATTACGAGGTGAAGTCATGGTGCGTATTAATATCCTCCGCCAAATATCAGCCAGAGGGAAAGTACGTGATGTAATTGAGTTCGTAAAAGACTTTCGTGAGAATGGAAAGAAAATCATCCTCTTTTGCTCACTTCACGAAGTGGTAGATCAACTGAAAAGCTATTTTCCTACGGCTGTATCTGTAACAGGAAGGGACTCACAAGATGAGAAACAAAGAGCAGTGGATTCTTTTCAAAACAATCCCAAAACGGATATTATCATCTGTTCCATTAAAGCTGCAGGAGTCGGACTGACCCTAACTGCATCAAGCAATGTTGCCTTTGTTGAATTCCCCTGGACTTATGCCGATTGTTGCCAGTGCGAAGACCGTGCGCATCGTATAGGGCAAAAGGATTCTGTAACCTGTTACTATTTCCTCGGCCGACGTACCATTGACGAGAAGGTTTACCGTATCATTCAAAATAAGAAAGCCATTGCCAAAGATGTTACCGGTTCCACGGAAGATATAGAAGAGAATATCGTTGATATGGTAGCTAATATTTTCAGCACAGATTATGATGATGAAGGTTTCTAATGGTAAAGCTATGGAAAAAGATATTAAACGTTTTGATTATTGGTTTTCTCATAATTATCAAGAACTGCGCAACAAGCTCTATGGAGCATTTTTTAATGAAGATATATTTCATGATACATACCTGTATATTAGAAATATTATCAAGACAAACAATGTTTCATTAATAGACTTCGAACCTTTCTTTATTGTGTGCTACAAAAGAAATAGGCAAAAAAATTTAACCAAAGAAAATCGATATTGCAAACTTGATATGTCTTTCTTCCAATCAATAAAAGCCAATGAAGAATTAGACATAGAAGAGCTTAGTAAACCTGATAGACTGGCATATAGCATTCTGTCTTTCATAAAGAAGCAAAATTCAGCTATAGACTATAGGCTATTTAAATTAAAAGTCTATGACACAAATTGTTCATACCAAGATTTATCGGCATATACAGGTCTATCTCCCAATATAGTTTATCGAAAAATAAACTCCATCATCCGAACAGTTCAACAAGAACAGTTTTTTCGCAAGCAGTATTCATCTATTGCTATTATATAACTAACCTATAGATAATTAAAGACATGAAACTTGTAGTTTATAACAAAATGAATGCCTTACCTTTTGGGCAGAAATCAAAAGAAAGAACAATCAGATTTAATCAAAGCAATGGGGTTATTTACATCTCTAGATTTCTAGCAAAGGAAATGGAACTCAAAGATGGCGATAAGATTATATTCGCCAATGATGAAGAAAGCAAAAAAGACTGGTTTATCGGTAAAACAAATGATGAATATGGTTTTGTTCTGCATTCCAGTAAAGCAGGTGTCCGTGTCCAAAGCAAATTTATCTGCAACTCCGTACTAAATGCCACCAAGACGAATTGTAATGCAACATTCCTTGTTGCCAAAGAAGCAACAGAATACAACGGAAATAAATTTTTCAAGATTATCACCTCTAGTCCTTTTATTACAATTCCAAGGAAACATCCTACAAACAAAAAACTTAAATGATGACACCACAACAAAAAATAGACCGGCTGAAAAAAGCCGGCTATCAAGTTCAAGAAAAAGGTAATAAAATCCGTGCCGCTAAAGGTTCTTTGATAATCAATGGCACTATAAACCAAGTACACAAAGAAGTTTTTAACCGATAAAAATGGATAGTAAAAAAAAGAAAAGCAGGCCTACAAGCCTGCTGATATATAGTGTATTTAAAAATAATCAAGGCGGGACTCGAACCCGCGACCCGCTCCTTAGCAGGGAGCTGCTCTATCCTCTGAGCTACAAGGAAAGATACTCAGGAATTAGCTGAGTTACAGTAACTAAATGTTACTGTTGTTACAGGGCGTTTGATACCCCCTTTCACGTAACAACGTTGCAAATATACGCATAAAATTGAAAATTAGGGTATTTTTTCTTTGGTAATTCGGAAAAAGTTACCATCTTTGCCGATGCCAAATACATCATTATCAGTTAATGTCGCAGAGCGCGGTTAATGCTCACTGAATAAGTAGGGCTTTTTTTATGCCTATACTTAAACATATAGACGGCTGTCTTTCCCGATTCTATTACTCTCGCTCCGGCGTTCTGTAATGATGTGTTTGGCGACACGGGAAATGGCAGCCGTTTTTCTGCCTAAATGCCAAATACATCATTACAGTAAAATGAAAAATTCAATTTCAATTCAAGGTGCGCCCACACCCAATGGGCATCGTGTAACCACAAGTCTTATTCTCCGGCTTGTGAATGTATGTATAGCGTTTACCGCTTTAATCGTATCGGGTTCCTCCGATATTCTGTTCCCTCTCTTTGCCAGCATGGGCTGGTTCGCCTCTTCAATCGTGTTGATATTCTCTGCAAGGAAGGAGGTTTGTCATGACTGATATAGTATTTCAAGGCTCGGAAGGCCAGCCTTTGACTAATAGTGTGCTTGTGGCTGAGAAATTCGGAAAAAGGCATGATAATGTATGTCAAGCTATTACTAAACTTCTTATTATGTGCCCTGAAAAATTAGGGCACCTCTTTATCGAAAGCACTTATCTTGATATACAAGGCAAGGAGCGTCCTATGTACATCATGAACCGTGACGGCTTCACTCTCTTGGCTATGGGCTTTACCGGACAAAAGGCACTCCAATTCAAACTGGACTATATCGACGCTTTCAACAAGATGGAGCAAACCATCCGGAATACCCGTTCCCTTCCTTCGTCCGTCGATACCTCCATGTTGAAACAGTTGGTGGAAGCCACACAAACAATGGCAGCGCAAATCAGCCGTATGCAGGAAGAACTGAACAGACAGCGAGATATGCTACTGTTGCCGCCTGCCAATGTGATAGTGGAAGAACCGCGTATCTCTCCCCGCCAACGGAAGTATTATACGGTGAAGCAGATGGCAAAAGAGTTGCACACTGACTCACGTCTGCTTAATGATTTCCTCGAATACATGGAAATACAGGAGTACAACCGTGACAAACAACGCTGGATGTTAAACCAGTCGCTCATCGGTCTTGGATATACATATACGGTGGTGTATGAACCCGTGAATCCGGACGAAGAGCCAAGGGAGTATATGGTATGGACTCCCAAAGGGAAAGAATACATCAATGAGAAAATAAACGAAGAACGAAGAAAATATCAGGAAAACAGAAGAAAGGAGAACTCACTATGAAACCAATTACAATAGACCCGCAATTACAATCAGTACTTGAACATTTGAATGCCGCACGCAAGGACTTTTCAGAAGCCTATATCCGTATCACGAACGAGGGGGCAAAGAACTACTCTACCATGCTTCGGGATTTCATGACCGATATAGAAAGTGCTATCGGTGAGACATCATGTCTGGCCACTTCAAAGATAGAGCTTGATTTGATGCGTGAATACAATACACGGAAGGAGGAAAGATAATATGGGACAGAATGTATATGCCGACCCCAAATTGCAAGCGGCTTATGAGAAAGGCTTGAAAGCCGGACGTGTTGAGGGCATGATTGCCTACCAGAAACATCTGATTGAAAACCTACAAAAGGAGAACGCTGTACTTGTGAAACGGTTGGAAACTGAAAGAAAATCGTAGAATATCTATATTTTAAGAGGTAAACAGGCTGTCGGGTCAATGCACGGCAGCCCAACCTTATAGCAAAAATGACTAAAGAAAAATGTATTGTATGCGGAAAAGAAACTGTATCAGTTATTAAGACTGATGCCGGCTATACCTGCTATAACTGTTATGCTGAGCAAAAGAATCCATCCAAAAGAAAAAGGAAGAAAAATAACGAGGAAGAACGTATGCAATGCAAGTTCTTTGAAGAAGTGGAAAAGCTATTCCCTAGGTTGCCCAATAAACTTCTTTTCGCTGTTCCGAATGGTGGAAGCCGCCATATAAGGGAAGCCGCTAATCTCAAACGGCAAGGTGTAACTTCCGGCGTATCCGATGTTATCCTACTAATCCCAAAGAAAGGCTACGCTTCGCTATGTATAGAGTTTAAGACAAAGAAAGGCATCCAATCGGAAGAACAAAAAGAATTTCAAAGGCAAGCGGAAAACTGCCGAAATAAGTATGTTATTGCCCGCAGTGTCAAACAAGGCATTGACGCACTAAAGGAATATCTGCTATAAAGGTGAGGGGGGCGCTATTCACGAGACCCCCTCACTGCTATTTTGAGACTTTTATAAATTCATTGTAATCAATCTTTGTGTTGGGATTAAAATTAACCAATTCCAGTTTATACCCCTTTGTGCCCCAACTCCACCACAAGAATTTTCGTTTTGGGATTCGATGAACAGCAGCCGCCAGACTATCACGAATATTATAATAAACCGTAGAATCCTTGAAACAGGCTATCACATGAGACCATTTGCTATTAACCTCTAAACAATCCGACCTGTCCGGAAGTGGATGCCAACGGTCTGCATAGATTGTTTCTGTTGAATGAATCCCGGTTTTAACCAAAGCCTCAAGATGCTTGTTTTTAATTCCGAGTTCTTTTATTGTTTGAGCATCATCTGCACGATACTCTTTCAGCTCATCAATAGTCAAGTTCAATGCCGATACGGAAACAGCATTTAAACTATCCTGAATTTTATAACGCTCGATCTCTTTATTTAATACAGAAATATTATTTGAATGACGAGCACATTCACTATGCAAACCCCTATTGTATTTAATTAAGATACCAATAACCAATATTAGTATCCCGACAGCCATCAGCATCCACTTCTTCATTTGATTTTAAGATAATTAATAATACCAATAACATGAGTCTCTACAATACTTTTCTTCCCTTCTTCCGATAATAAGAAATCCACATCTTCCATATTATCCTGGAATAAGTTTTCGGTCAAAACTGCCGGACACTTTGTGTGCTTCAAGATGTAGAAGTTGCTTTCCTTATCTGCATCACCGTCTGTGGTATCCTTGCGCACCTTCATATCCGGCAAAAGCTGTCCGGCCGCTGCATATAGACAATCAGCCAGTCTGTCGGCTTTCGTCTGACCTGCCGAAGTCCATGCTTCCCAACCGCGCGCCTGCATCCAGGCAGAACCATTTCCCGCTGCATTACAGTGAATGGATACAAGGATAGTGTCACCGGACTTGTATTCGTTTGCCCTACGACAACGCTCGGATAAGGGGACATCTATTTCCTCTTTGACGATACGTTCGGCATCAACGCCTTGTTTGCGCAATTCCGCTTCCAAACGTACAGCAATCTCACGGGCATACGCATACTCTTTCAATCTTCCGTCCGGTGAACACTTGCCCGGAGTGTTACTTCCGTGTCCGTTGTCAATCAATATTTTCATTCTGCACGTCCTCCTTGAAATATTTGTCATAAACCACACGAGCCACCCATCCGGCAACAACACCGACACCGAATGATACAACAGTAGTCAGATTTACCCAAAACGGAGTGTAGTGCATGTAAAGCATAACTCCCACGATGATAGCGATAACAATCGCTGCAATAATCAGTTTCTTTTTCATTCTGTTACTCCTTATTTATTCATGTTATTAAAAAATTCAACCTTAGCCTCATCAATGGCTGTTTTGATATTGGCATAGGCACGTGCGTTATTGGCGCCGACAGGATTATAGATTTCCGACTCTATTATGTCTGAAAACTTCTTTACCCAATCCGTTGACATAAACTCACTGAGCCTTTTTCCGCGGTGAATAAAGTTATCGAGTTCAATACTCCGCTTTTTGATTATGGCATTACAACGCGTCTCTATTTTTCGTCTCGTCTTCTGCTTATCATCAATATTGTTCTCATCGCGCACATTGCGGACCAGCCGGCACAGCCTTTCACAATCAAGGTCAAAGAAGTTGTTACAGACTGAATTTATCTGCATCTGAGAAATAGGCTTCAATCCCTCGTTAATATCAGAGAGAACCTCATTTTGAGCCTTGGTTTCCACAAGCAAATCATTTATCACCTTTTCCTGCCTGGTTATCACATTATCCACCAAATGTTTGAACCATTTGAAAATGAATAGCCACATCACACCGCATATAATGAGGAAGAAGGCTCCTGCAATGGCCACCATGCCAAAATCGCTAATCCCCTTGCCCACCTGAAGGGCCGCATTCACTGCATCCGTATTCATATTTTTGTCATTTTACTTTATGGATAGGTTTATACGAAAAAACTGCTCGACCATTACTTGGACTGTGAATTATTTTATCCCAGCCATACTTTTCCACCAAATTATTACTCGCTTTCATAAACTCTTTTCTCCTAAAATATAAGCCAAGAGAGAAATTGAAGCATAAAAAAAGCAGCCGGAATTCGACTGCTTTAACTTTTAATGATTATCTTTGCAACATCTCACTTACAACACATGAAAGCGAACCTGAGAACGGTGGCATTGCCCCCGGTCATTCGGGTTCGCTCGTTATGTGTTAAAAGTAGGTGAGATGATTTTTAACAGGCCGGGGGCTTTTTAAGATTTTACCTTAGCTATTATCAATAATTGTTTCTGCATTACAAAAGTATGAAAAAAAGGAGTGACTATTCAGTCACTCCCCTCTACAAATTCTTTCAATCTATAAAGCCGAGTAATAGCTGGATTGTAAAACTCATCCGGATAATGTTGCTTAATATCGTTGATGTTCGCCCTGACATACAGAGACGTGTCGTAGATATGCTCGGATTCACTCAATACTACCTCTTTCGGTAATTGTGTTGTTTCTGCCCAGTGTATGATTGCTTGTACCGAGGCTTCATCAAATTGATATTTACTCTTTTCTACCATAGCTTTGTTATGTTTTCAATGAATAATAGAACAATGCAAATATACATAAACATTTCAAAAGGAACTACTTTCACTTCTATTGAGTACCATTACAGATAATGAAGAAGTTAAAGGTTATAGGAAATATTGGGGCTTTAGACTAATTTTGTCACCACTAAAACTTTTGTACTATATGAATCAAAAAAATGTATATGAATTAACCCAGGAAAGATTAAAAATGATTTTTGAAGAATTCGATAATATTTATATATCTTTTTCTGGAGGCAAAGATAGTGGAGTCTTGTTAAATCTATGTATTGACTATATCCGTCAGAACAGCCTGAAACGAAAGATTGGAATATTTCACATGGACTATGAAGTACAATACAGCATGACCATTGACTATGTTAACCGGGTATTGGAAACAAACAGGGATATACTGGATGTATACCGGATTTGTGTCCCTTTCCGGGTAACAACCTGCACCTCTATGTATCAAAGTTACTGGCGTCCCTGGGATGAACAAAAAAAGGAGGCATGGGTCAGAGAAATGCCGAAAGACGCAATGAAAGTAGATAAATTTCCGTTTTACAACCGAAAAATGTGGGATTATGATTTCCAGATTGAGTTTTCCCGATGGTTACATCTACAGAAAGCTGCCCGGCGTACTTGCTGCCTGGTAGGCATACGTACCCAAGAGAGCTATAACCGCTGGCGCACAATCTACCGGGGAGTAAAAAAGCAATATAAGAATTGCATGTGGAGTACGGAAATAGATGAAAATGTATACAATCTATACCCGCTGTACGACTGGAAAACGGAGGATATATGGGTAGCCAACGGCAAGTTCGGTTGGGACTACAATAAGCTATATGACCTCTACTATCAAGCCGGAGTAAGCCTTGACAGACAACGTGTGGCCAGTCCTTTCATCAGCGAAGCTATCGAGAGTCTTGCCCTGTACAAAGTAATTGATCCTGACACATGGGGGAAGATGATAGGACGCGTAAACGGGATTGGCTTTGCCGGACTTTATGGCAACACTCATGCGGCAGGAAGAAAAAGCATCCGTTTGCCGGAAGGATATACATGGAAATCATTCATGGAGTTTTTACTTTCGACCCTTCCAGAACATACCCGGAATAGATATTTGGCTAAACTGAAAACCAGCATTAGGTTCTGGAAGGAAAAGGGCGGTGTACTTAGTGATGAAGTCATACAGAAGCTGAAAGACCGCAATATACCCATACAAATAGGTGACAGTAGCAATTACAAGACAGAGAAAAAGCCGGTACGGATGGACTACCTGGACGACATTGATATAGAGGAATTCCGGGAAATCCCTTCCTATAAACGTATGTGTATATGTATCCTACGCAATGACCATACCTGTAAGTATATGGGATTCGCCTTAACTAAGGAGGAGAATGAAATGAAGAGTAATGCTTTGGAGAAATACAAACATATTTTATAAAAACACCTGGTAAACATACCTTATCATTAATTGTAGAACTTCATTGTAGAAGTGTTGCACTCTTTTCCACACTTATATTTAAATAAGCTGTCGCATAAATGTGAAAATTAATCACTTACAAATGTAAACTTTTTGGCACGTTTTTTGTTTTATTGTCAGTAAATCTTAAGTTGTTATAATATTAGGTATTAGTAAAAGGTAAAAAGAACTCTAAATTCTCTTTATAACACAAGACTAGGACATGCTTCATCCCGGCACTGTGAAGTGCTGGGATGTTTTTTGTTTAAAGCATTCCGAGTAGGTAGAGGTAGAATATCAGTAGAATCTATAAAATCTACCCACATTCTACCACACGGCTAAAATCAGGTGTCTTTTTCTTCCTTTTTACAGCCTTCAAATCACGTATTATTGTATTAGAAAGAACCTCTGAATACACCTCTGTAGTTCTGACAGAAGTATGACCTAACAACTTCTGGACGGTGGTAATCGGAACGCCCTGGTGAACAAGCAGGGTCGCACAAGTATGACGGGCCGTGTGATAGGTTATGTGCTTCCTTATCCTGGCAAGGGCAGCTAATTGGACAAGATACTTATTGGCTTCTGAATTAGGTCCGATTTTAGCAAAATCTGTTACTATATCGTAACGTTCCAATACAGCCAATGCCTTACCCTCAAACAGAAGATGTAGCGGAAGTCTTATCTCCACATCTGTTTTGACAGACTTGAAATAAAGCCACCGCTTACCATTCACACGAATAATGTTCTCAGGTGTAAGCTGGCAGAAATCGGAATAGCGCAGGCCGGTGTAACAGCAGAACAGGAAGGCATCGAGTACATGGCGAAGCTTCTTGTCCACATCAAGGTTCTCCAGCCTCTTCAACTCATCCGGAGTCAGGAATTCTTTCCGCCCTTTCTCTTGCTTTATCTTATACTTCCGGAAGGGATAAGCATCGGAAGGAATATAACCCTGATTAATGGCTTCATTCACCAAGGTACGAAGCTGCCGGAGATGTTTGGCTATCGTATTGACACTATTTCCCTTCTCTTTCAAATGCACTTCAAAATCCCTTAAAAAAGTATAGGTAATATCCTTAAAATCTATCCCCGGACGAAATTCCTGAAGTACGGTTACCGTTGTCAGAAGATTTTCCTTGGTACTTCTTTTACGGTCGGATTCCTGCACATAGATTCTGGCAAATACGGGGAAAGTGACATTGACCGGCTTGTCTTTCTTTATCGCATCTTTAAGTAGTGATAGCGTTACAGGAATGCCGCGCTTCCAAAATGATAATTCAATGGCTTGCAAATGTAAGACAAACTCGAATAGCATTGTGTTCAGGTCATTCGCCTGAGGATGGTTACACACTTGAGAAGTTTGTTTATCCCAATGTTCAGGTTTCAGATAAATGTTCGTTTTAAAGTATACTTTTCGTTGGTTAAGCAAGGCTTCAGCTTGCACAAGGGCCATTCCCTGTTTGTTTAGCTGCTTCTTTCGATTATACACTAAGCGGTATTTTATTTTATCCATTTTTAAGCCAAATGTACTTTTTTGGACGGGAAGCTACAAACCGATGTGGGAGAACTGTTATGGAAAAAATTACGTGTTACAAACTCTTTTGCAATCCATTATACCCATCAAGTCCAATGGAACGGAATAAGTCTCAATATCATTGGCAGCCATAATTTCTACAACGTAGGGGTTCGATTGGCAACCTACGCAAACAAAGTACCTTCCGATGGAATAGTCGGAGAGTTTTATTCCATACCATCCGGGTTTACCGATATAAAAGTAGTTTATAAGAATTGGGATGTTTACGTAGTATTCACTGTAGTACAAGGGCAATCTGTTTACTTTAAATACGATTGCAGTACCCAATGCGATATAATTAAAGATATTGGTTTCATAGACGAATCATACAAGGAGATAAAACCTATTGCACAATAGTGCAATCTGCCAGTCCGGTAATTTCATCATCTTGTGTAGCCATATCGTACATTGAATCTCTAACTATCAGTTCTCTGACAATAGTTCTATCGCCTAATGACTTGTCCGAAGTCAAGTATATGGATATTCTATGGTCAGTTTCGTATTTCATTTTTAGGTATGTATCGCTATTGGGTTGTCCATATAGGTATTTGACATATACTTTTGTAGAATCTTGTAATTCCATAGTATTACCAGCAATGTAAACGCAAAAATCACTTAATGGTTCACCTGTGGATATACATGATACTCTGATAGCAAAAGGAGCCCATTGGGAAGATGATGAACGGTATAGCAATACGCTACGTTTGCCTTCTGATTTTATCTTTGTTGTTGCAAACTTGGAATTACTTAATCCGTCTTTCTCAGGAGTTACAACTGGTATCAGTTCTCCCACAACTTGCGCCAGGTCCTCTTTATTGATTAAAATCGGATTGCGGTCCTTATCCAAAGCACGTACATAATTTATCTCTTTTTTCTGGGGAAGTGCGCTTTCGACTTCCTTCATCGTTTTTATAGCTCCCATACTACTATGATTTTTAAATTGAACATTGTTTTAATCCTTTTTGAACACCACATCCTGAATCTTCCAGTTCCAGGTCTTGTCGTCCTTTTTTCCGCTGTTATGGAAATTCAAGGCTGACTTAATGATATTCTCTTTTAAATCATTTTTCTTGAACTCGACTTCCGCCTTCTGCGGAAATTCCTTTACCTGCGCGGTATCTACTGAGATAACCAGCGCAACCAATAATGTGTCTAACATAATCCTTTTTATTACATTAATAATCGAATACCAATCTCCTTAATACGCTGCCGACCGCTATGCCGGCAGCATCCGCAAGTATGTCCAGCCAGTCCCAGTCCCAGCCCGAACCGACCTTGCAGTTCTTCTTATACATCCAGTCAGCGGCTTCTTTCGTCACGCCTGCCGTAACGGCACAGAGTTCACCCGCTGTCAGCGTGATGGCAAGGCATGCAAGAAAATGCAGCAGCTTGTCGTTGAGTTTTAAAAGCATATCCAACCTCATTTTGATTTACCAACCGGACGAGAACCTATTACCCGTCCATATATTATTAAATTTGTCATATATGAAAATAGCCAGCCATCCCCCTGTTATATGAACTTTTGTCGTTCCCGATGTAGGATACCCCAGCGGGCTTATCCGGCCATACACATAGACGTCACCGTTTGAATGGTTTCTTATAAAATAGATTTGCCCGTCCTCGGCGTTGCTCGGAAGATTCATTGTAATACCTTTGGATACAGCCATAATGATACTGTCCATAAGGGACAAGGTTATATTACTGTCAACTCTTCTCGTCCTTAACCGGAAACCGCAAATATCGCCTTTAGGTGCAAACAGCACATGATTCCCCGTCTCTACAAAATCATCATAACTTTTAGCGCCATATACCGTCGAATGAAGGCATGTGTTTATACCGGCTGAGTAGGACGCCGTGCTGCGGCTCACCTCAATTCTTATCGGAGATATAAGTACTCCGCCGGATGATGCCGGGATAGTGTCGGCCCCGATGAATGTGGACACGTATTGGTTCCTGAAACGTATCAGTGAGGCTGAAAGCAGCATGTCATCATTGCCTCTTCGGGCATGCAAATCTGAGGAAATATCAAAATCCCCGACAGAACCTTCTTTTGCATTGATTTTTCCGGTAAAATCCCCGTCCGCACCTTCCAGATGTTTCACCTTCAGGTTATCCACGTCAATGAGGTCTGCATCTATCTTCCTGGCAAGCAAAAGCTGCGTACCCAGTAGCGGGTATTCCTGGATGGATTTCCAGGAAGTAGTGTCCGGGTTCTGGGCCACATCATCGAACGGGTGCATCTCGCTGTTTCCGGCCACCGGATTCATCCACATGAACACAAACCCCTTCTCCTTATCCAGGAAATATTCCCCGTTCTTGTATTTGAACGGCAGCGGTTTCCAGTCACCATCGACCGGGAAGGGAGACGGGTTCTGCCGTACAATGCTGGCCCTCTTCTGAGCAAGAAGGGTCTCGCGGGCACTATCACGGTACGCTTCCACAATCACGGAATCCGCATTGCCCCACTTGTCAGATGGAAGGTAGTATTCCCATTCGGACGATGCACCGGGGGAATCCGCCGTACCGAGGTCCTTGCCGGCCGACTGGACATGCAGCCGCCAGAATACATCCAGAAGGGCCGCATCAGCCCCGCTGCGGTGCAAGGCTTTCAGCTTCAGCGGTGTAAGCTGCACATTGTTACAGTCCACAGAGATGGCAGCCGGCTGGCACTCGATGTCAACGTATTCCACCGGGTCAGGCTCGCTGACAGCCACGACACTCAAAAACGCTGTCACCATCATAGCTCAATAGGATTTGTATTCGTTGCGATTACTCTGAACGTCTTGGCCCGCGCCGCATCCGTATAGGTCAGTGCGATGTCCTTGCCCTGGAACTTGTTGCTATCCTTTCCCGACAGTGTGAACGGATTGTTCTCTCCGTCAAACGTGGCGAAGTCCCAGCTTGCCACCGCCACTTCCTCTCCGGACTGGCGTTTATAGGCATACGGCGTCAGCGTTCCCGTCTCTCCCGGATATATCTGCCCGTCAGAAGCAAGCCCCTTGACCTTGAATGCCGCCAGTATAGGGTCTGAGAGGTCGAACACGGTAATGAAGCCCTTTGCTATGACCTTCGCATTCTGCACAGCTTCACAGCTTACCACCAGCGAACCGTCAATATCATTCGCGGCAATGTTCTGGGTTCCCTGAGTTCCGAGGTTGGCCTCTCCCGATGGCAGTTGCTTCTTCCATTGCAACGTAATATTGCCCAAATCGTTGATAAGGTCTCCGCCACTGTACAGCGATGCCTTCAACGTCAGCACTTCGGACGGATTGATTATCTGCGTACCCTTGTCTGAAGTGATGAATAACTCATACTGTTTACCCGATGATTCCTGGATGACAACATCCGTCGCAAGCTCGTTGAATGCGACCGTATGCCCGCCGATTTCAACCTCACCGGAAACGGTTATGCGGTCATTGTCATATCCGGAGATGGGTACGAGATTCTTCATCACCCGAAGTCCCGTCATGGGATAGGACTGCGAGTCCACACTGACATTGTATCCGGTTACGCGCTTGAAAGTACCGGCAAACTGTTCCGTAGTACACAGCCCGTCCTCCCCGAATGCAAGTTCGGTTCCGTTATACTTGAATACAAGTTTGGAAGGAATGAGGATGCGCCCGCTGCTCACATCCCGCAATACGACGATGACAATAGGGTGTTTGTCTTCTGCGAGTGCTTCAAAATCCGGCGTATACTTGTCACTTCCCTTTGTCCATGCCTGGATAAGCGGACCATTGTCCACGCGTACATACCCGTTAACAGTCGTTCCGTTGCTCACCGCCACGATAGCCAGTGAAGCGGTCACTTGATTCTGGTTCATCGTCTGCCTCCTTTCCTTTTTCCGTCAGTCTTTGCCCCGGCCGGCTGTTCCGGACCGGTCACGCTGCCATCACCCTCTTCCGACGCCCCGCTGTCGCTGTCCGGATTCGGTTCCTGACTGAAACCGGGGTCTATTTCCTCTTCCTCTCCGGGTGTCACACTGAAACCGGGGTCGATGTCCTCCGTACCCTGCATCGCTTCCTGCTGTTTCTCTATCAGTTCTTTCAACTCACGTGCCGAACCGATGATGTCGATGTCAAGAAGAGTACCCACATTCCGCATCTCACTGATAGGAATGTACACCCTGCCATCCGGAAGGGTATTCATTATCCCAAAGAATTTGCCTTCGAGCTTTGCCTTTTCTACAATTACGTACATATTGATTAAAGTTTAAAGTTATTACCAATTATTCATATACCGGACCCGTGGCAATGAATACCGTCTGTCCGTCAACCTGCGAGGAGATAACGGCACCTTCCTCGTCTCCCATCAGGGACTCACCTGTGAGAAGCCCCACTTCCGCCCACACCTGGAAGATATGTCCTGCCGGGAAACCCTTGTCCGCGGGAATGAACTCCAGCGTCCGCCCGCCGGTTGCCAGCACCTTCTCCGGCTCGCCCGGCTTCGCACTCTGGCCTTTCCATGTGATACGGAAAAGGTCATCGTACTCTGTACCGTACTCGCGGCGGTTGTCGAAGATGCGTATTTCATAGGCGCTCGGCTGCTTCATATCATCGGAAAGGGTAAAACCCTTTGTCTGGATAATTTCGCAATTTAGGGAAATGGCCATCTCCGTCTTTACCTCAATAACCTTTTCCAGCCGCCCGTCCGTAGGGGCCTGCGGTCTGCTGCCCGCATATTCACAGGCGCGGCAACGGAAACTTGCACCAGTGACATACTTCGCCTGATACATCAGCTTACGGGTGTACACTCCGTTCCCGTCATGGCAGACGATGCCGGGGTCATCCGGCGAAACCGGGCGGTATGCTCCGTCTTCAAGAATGTCCCAGAAGTATGCGGCGTGTTCATCATCCACCGGTTCAGTGCCCGTATAGAGCTGCGGTTCTATTGACCTTTCCCAATAACCGGAACGGTCGGCCAGGCGAAGCGGGTCGGTCACCATCACGGAATCCCCCTTCAGACGCAACGAATACGCCTTGTTGTCATAAAGGTGCGCATAGGACTTCACGCTCCGTTCACAGCGGACCTCGCGGTTCGTGCGCGGGTCCGTGAATATCGCGATACCGAAATACTCCACCGGCTTCTCCGGCGGAATGTTCTTCCGGATGGTAAGCGCATATTTGGGCACACCGCCGCTGCCGTCGGAAATGCTGTAATACTCACCCTCGACGATGCGGTTGGCCGACTTGTCACGGGGCGCACCCTCGAACCACTCCACCCCCGTGAGTTCCATTTCACCGAATACAATATTCTCGTCGAATGCCGATACCTTCGGCACGATGACCAGCGGTGTCAGGGTCCGGTCGGGGCTGTATTCCCGCAGTTCCTTGTCGTAGGTCTGCACGGGACTGCCCGACAATACAATTATCTCTCCATGGATGGAAAGGGGACTCACATAAATACGCCCCTGCTGTTTGTTACTCTTTATTCCCATAGTTATAATATGTCAAAACCAAATCTCTGTTCTATCTGCTGCATTTCCCCTTCAACCGGAATGAATACCCGGCAAATGAAGGCAACGGACCTGCTTACAAAACCGAAATCCGAACCGACCCCGTGCTGGTTCCCGTTGTCGATATGGATGGCAAGCCTGTTGCCATCCACGTACTCAGGCGTCCAGAGGTTATCTGCCGGAACATTGCCGCTGTCACGGAACCACTCCACTTCGGTGACACCGTCCGCCATCACATCATCCGTTATGTCAATTGTACCATAAAAAACGCGCCCGGACATTACCGTATCCACACCGCCTATGACGAATGCCTCCCCGCCTGATAGTGAGAGCTGGAGCGAATACCTGCTGTCGCCCTCAAGGAGTCCCCATGAAGGGGAGTTCCACTTCGGTTCGTCGGTTGTCTTATCTGACAGACACCCCCACTTGCAGCCAAGATGGTAGACCGTATGCTGTTCCAGCAGGGTATATTCACTGCCGGAAGGTTTCGACAGTTCGTGCTGTACAAACCGGTAAGGAGCGCCGCTCTGGGCCGTTTCCAGCGACCAGACACCCCGGTCTACCTTGTTGGGTACGACATCACCGTTATAATCGAACTGATAGAATTTCTCGGCAATGACCGTCTGTGCAACGATGCCAACATCTTCGGTTGTCACCGGCAGCTTTTCGAGTGCCTTGATGTTAGGGAGTTTTCCGATAGTCAGCGCATAGTTGTAGTCCTCCAATATCGGCTTATAGACATTTGATAAAAACATGATGCGCCCCTCACGCGAAGAAATCATCCACGACTGCGCCCGTTCGTTAAAGCCACCCTCTTCAGGAAGCGTACTGTTCCCCCTGCGGGTTACGTTGTAGCCGGCCAACGGCGGATAGTTCGTGCCTCCAGGCACTTCGCTGTCCGGATAGAGCACGACCGTTATGCTGTTCTCCTGCGCATTGGTGGTAAGAATACGCATCCAGCTTGTATGATACTCGGAACCGCCCGTAAGCAGTGTATTAATGATGGAGAAGCAGACATCATTCTCCTGGAACTTCATGAAGTCGAAGTCCGTGCGTTTCTCTATTTTCAAACGATAGGTGCTCTCGCCCAAATCCTCCACGGATTCTATCTTGCCAATCTCGGTAAAGGAGTAGTCAGACTCCATTCCTTGAATCTGGTTTATTATCAAGTCAAGCACTGACAGTGAACCGCGGACTTCCAACCGTTCAAATTGTCCTCTACCATCAGGAAATATCCCTGCACCCTTGCCGGCAATCATACTGTCTACGAACTCGCCGAACTCACCGCCTGCAAGGAGTTTAAGCAAATAATCTGTAGAGTCCGAGTGTTCTTTACTTAAGGCTCTTTTCGCAATCTCCAATAAAGTACGTAAAGAGGATAATACGTTCTTATCTGTTAGGGGCCGTTCATCATATTTTTCTAGAACAGTAACACTGCCAGCACCACCTCCATTTATAGTAGCCTGCATAGAACTGATCTGCCCCTCAATCTTATCTTCCCATTTTTCAGTCAGATAGTTTGATACGACACACGAAAGTTTTCCAGTCTTCAGATTCTTTTCTGTAGAAACAATACGAATAATTCTACTGATATTACGCGACGGTATGCTTACAGTTATCAAATCCCCACACTCTAAGCCACCCTTTTTCCTCATATAACGATAATCCACATCAAGAGTAAACTTTACCCTTTTTTGCGAATTAAAAGCAAGCCAATCCGTAGCTTTCTCACGTAACTTTGATATTGCAGCTTGCTTGTATGACTCTCCGAGACGAATACCGGTAAAATTAAACTCCTCACCACCTCTCAAATGTTTGGCCGCTGATGGGATAAGAGGTCTGCTTTGGGTTTCCGGGTCAATGGGAGCCAATTCATCTTCTTGGTAGATTAGGGTTATTTTCTTATTAGAATTATCCCACTTAAATTCAAAGGATTTTCCCATTAAATCTCCTGTGAGAAAATTAATACGCGCATCATCGCCAATAGCCAATTCGTCGATATTAAAATCAATATCACGGCATATAAACTCACGATAATTCTCCCCCGTAGGATTCTCAACAAAACCAGTAAAAGAGGGATGAATATCATCAAAGACAATCTTTTTCTCAACTGCCCGATTGGTTTCTGAAAAGTTTTCCAAATACTTTTCGGGTAACATTAAACGTCCTTCTTCATCGCCTTCCCCTGGAGCCATATTCTTTGTTCCACCAACTGGATATACACGGGTAGTAACATCACCACTATCAACGTTGCTTTGCTCTACCTCATACAATCCGCCACCTTGCCCTTGTGTAAATGTCAGATTTCTTTCATTTTCAATGCGTGATACATAAATTATCGTATGGTCATGTACATAATACTCATAGCCATACGCCGAAGCCAGCTCTGATAATAAACTACGGCAATCTATCCCGTCAAATGATAATGTCATATATTCCGTATCTGGAATATTGCCAAGCTGCCATCCCGTATCTACCCCTAAAGGATTATCATCTGTCTTATTGACATTCCATATCAACAATTCCAACCAATCCCTCAATTTTCCCGTAAGAGTAACGCGAGTGCTTTGGGTTATCTTATTGGTTAGAATCTTATCTATTAAAGTATATTCCGGTGCTTCAAATAGGTATGTTGTAGTATGATTCACAGAACTTTTATCGGCAAATTCAGATGCACGATTAATTTTATATTTTATTCCGCCAACCCTTATAAAATCCCCCTCTTGAATATCAGGAATAGTATCAGTAACCACAGTTACCGATACTTCATTCTTATTCATTATGCCATTAGCCAATATAGCATCATCAGATGCAATACTGGCTACCTTGGTATCAATTCCAGAAACTACACGATATACCTCTAAGATGTCAATCATTGTTGCATTACCCTACATTTTAAATCGAATTCCAATACATGCTTAGTCCGCACTGTAACGGTTATTCCATCTTTAAAATATATCTCCAGACGTTCATTACCTTTCAAAATCAAATTTCTGAGTCCTGGACTAATACATAATGCCGAAAACTGACTCATGCTCGAATACAACCATTCCAGGCTATTTCCCAACATAGTACATTTTAATGTCAATGTGGTAGGCTCACGGTATTCATTTTGCATATATGGCAAAGTTGTACCTATCTCTATCCGCTTTCCAACAGTCTCAACACCAGAACGAGAAGATACATAAATCCCAAAATCTGCATTTAAAGAATAACCATCCATTACGTAATTATTCCCACCTGACGGATTAATTCCTATTTCTGCCGGAATATAGCTTTGTTGCCAAAATTTCACTTGCACAATAGCCATATTTAAAGAAACGTATTCTTCTACAGAAATCTCATCCTTACAGATAACATTGAAGCTACCAAATCCGGTCGATAAGCGCCTGCATGAAATACAAGCCTTCTTTAGCTTATCTAATTGGGATTTTACATTTTCAGAGCGAACCACCAAAGATAGAACTAAAGTCCGACCATCCAGTTCAATATCTTCTGCATCAACAAACGGTTCAATACTGGTTCCCCAATTATATTCCGTTGTTCCTTTACGCTTAGGAAGGTCAAATACTCCTGATATGGCAATACAATCTTTTGAATCTTTTGTCTGACCTACATAGGGGAAAGCATCATAAGAAGATATATCTATATCGTCAAGTTTATAACTCATAAGTGTTTCCTTTCCGAACTATTAAATCAGCTCCCGTACAAGTTGCATTACCATATAAATAAACCGTAATATGAGCACCGCTGCATTCATCTACGATTATATCTGCAGTATCCAAAGCATCTATAATCAAGCGTGCCCCATTGGAAGCCCGAATATTCAGCTTTGTGCTATCAGCAGCCCATATTCGGCACATCATTCGTTCTGTTATTTCCACTACGGCATAACACTTCCCTACAAAGGCTATTTCCTTTTGGTTTTTCACATTTACTGTTTCATCGGCATACAATCCTTGTCCGTGCATCATATCTCCAAAATTAGAGCGAAGAAATACACTTGACGGAGTGTGTCTTGAAAGGCAAAACTTAATATTATCAAAAAAGCATCTGAGCATATCAACCCTAGACTTTGTAGCTGCTAATTCTTGTAACCCTTCACTGCAGGCTCCAGCAGCACCCGCTAATAATGCAATTCGTTCTTTCAGTTCCATACTATCCTCTACCATTATAGTTTTTAGTGTTTTTTCTTATTTCATCAAGCTTTGTTTCTAATGATTTAATACCCGTTTTCAGTTCTTCAACAAGAGTTTCGGTATTATCTGCCGTTGCTTTTGTATTATTGTTTATTTCAACAATCTGCACATAAATATTAGCTATATTGGCAAGCTGCTTCCGGCATTCTATAAAATGCTCATGGCTCAAATTAAGCAAAGAACGTATATCTAAAGCAGACATATTCCATAGACCTACAAGCTGGGAAGCAGTCCCCTCAGTTACCGCAGCCTGCAGTTCACCAGTAACGCCATTTTCTATTTTATCTTCAACTTCGCTATTTACAAGTCCCAACTTCTTCAACAACTCCTGATAACGCCCCAACTGTCCCAATATCTGTTCTTTTCCCTGCTGACCTGCTGAAACAATTTGGTCTATTTCCCAATTGGTAAGTTCAAAACCGCCGGCACTGTTTTCATTAAAAGCATCTGCCATTTTTTGAAACATATCGGACATCGATTTTTGGATTACAAAAACGTCCAGTTGCTTAGATATGATACTCTTCATTAAGTCATTTATCTTTTCTTGTATAGCTTCTTTGCCGTTATCAAGACCATTACATAATCCGTCGACAATACTCGAAGCCATATCATTGGAAAATGAATACAAATCAGTCGTTGATAATTCATCTATAATTCCCTGCCTGAGTTCTTCTATCTTATCCCTATAATCCTCTATTTGGCTTTCCCAATCAGCAATCTTTCCGTCGTCACGTTTTTTAGACCTTTTGCTTTGCTCTGCAGCTATCATACCCTCAGTTTCCGCTATCTTTTGATACAAGTTATTTACCTGCTCTATCTGCTTGCTATATTTCTCACTGCCGATAGCTTTGGCTGTTTCACGTTCCAACTGCCGATATTGCTTTTCCAAGTTTTTCACATTCTCTTGATGTTGTTTAATTGCCCGATTAGCCTTACGACTTCTTCGGTCAAAGACATCAAATGCAGAAGATATAAGCCCAACGGCACCTGAAATCATAGTAGCCGGATTCATGGAAGCGATACCATCGGCCAATTTACCTGCCGACCCAACCATATTGGATATACTTCCAAGTAACTTTTGGGTTTCTTCATCCCCTGCTAACCCCATATTCTTTAAACCACCTATGACCGAATCAAAACATTCGTTCACCATTCCAAGCACTTCGGAAGTATCACCAAATATTTCTTTTAAGGATGCTTTCTTTTTAGTCTTATCAGCCTCTTGCTGATATTCTTTTATATGACTAACCAAGCTACGGAACGGGTTACGGGATTTGATTTCATTCTCCGCATCTTTCAGTTTCTCCAAGACCTTATCCAGGTTAATAGGGTCCAGCTTCAAATCTTTAGCTTTCGACTTGATTATCTGAATAAGATTTTCTATTTCGGAAATGGTAAGGTTATCCAAATCACCGAACAATTTTACCCATTCATCCGACTGCATCAACATCTGTGCATTTAACTCATTCAAAGCTTTTTCTTTGCCTTTGGTTAGTTTATCTACCAATTCCTCATTTCCTGCTGCTTGAGCAATCTTTTCATCCCATTCTTTGGTTATAGTGTATTCGCGGCTCTTATAATCATCAAGTTGGGCAATAAGGGCATCGTATTTTTCCTTGAGTATTTTTTCTTCATTCATCAGATTCTTAACTTGAGCTTCAGAATACATATTACTCAATAAGTCTTTCTGCTCTTGTGGTAACTGCTCTATGGATGTAGTTGTAGGCTTGAAAACTCCCTTTTCATTATTCTTCTTACCTTTATTCCTTTCCTCCCATTGTTTTTTTTCGATTTCTTGTTGAGCCTTTATCAAAGCTTCTCCATGTTCTTTTATCGAAAACAACTCTTTCTGAAAATCCAAACGGCGCTGAGCTTGATACTTTTCTTCTCCTTCTTCCATTGCATCAATTCTCATCTGTTGCAAATCCATTGAAAATTGTTCAAACAGTTTTCCCTGTTCTTTTTTTGCATTCTCAATATCGCCTTTATAATCTTTTTTATCCGGTTCTGTATTAACCACAGTTGTGCCGGTTGTCGTAGTAGTCGTAGTGGTCGTACCAGTATTGACAGAAGTCAGACCTTTGATAAACGGAGCAAATCTCTTTTTTGCTTGATAGATATTATATTCGGTCGAATAAACGCTTCTGATATATTCATCCAAAGCCTCCACAACCTCATCATTTAATTCTTTTGCATCTTTGGCAATGCCATTTACTAATTCTCGTTGTAAATCCCAAAACACTTTTCGATTTCCAATACCGGCTCGTTGAGCTTCTGTCACTTTATCTACAATATTCTGAACTGTCAATTCTACTAATCCATCGTTGTTTGAATATTGTGAAAGCCCCTTACGTAAATTCTCCAACTCATCAGCCTGCTTCTTTACTCCAGATGTAGCGATTTCATCGGTAGCTTGGTTTTGTATCTGTAAGGCAATCTTTTCTTTCAATGAAGCATTTATACGGTCATAAGCACTCTTAATTTCTTCTGCAGAAGATTTTTCAGTAAGCATATTACTAAGATAACTTCCATACTGTCCGTTTATCAGGTTTATCACTTTCCTTCTTTCTTCTGTCCCTTCCTTAGCGCGAGCCAATGCCGAAAATACATCATCCAGTTCTCTTTTCTCTTTCAACTGTAATGCTATACACTCATTATAAGACTCATTTAATTTCCTATTTGCCTTCTCTGCTTCACTAACGTATGTTATATGCTTATATATAGCATATCCTAAAGCTGTTATGGCTGTTGCAATAAGCACATAAGGACTTTTAGCCATTATAGCATTCAATGCTTTTGTTTTCATGGCAAGTATTTCCTTTGCCTTGCTGACTATATTAAGCCAGTTTGCTTGAAGCTGCATCGATAGGGTCCACCCTTTAGCCAATCCTTGTTGATACAACTCTGCTTGCGCAGCGAGCAATACCGCAACACGATAGCTTCCCCACGCCGTAGCACCTACTACCAACAAATCTTGCAAGGTAGATAATGTGTTTACCAAATCCCCATTAGAAAACGCATTATTGAAACTTTCAGCAATATCGGCAACTTGCTTCATTATTTCCTCGCCCATCGGCCGGAGTGCCGCAGTTATATTATTACGAAGAAGTACCAACTGATTTTCAGTACTATCATTCATCTTTTTAAAAGCAGTTTCCGCAGCTCCAGCGGAATTTCCCAACTCCGCCAAATCCTTAGAAGCTCCCTTGGCATTCTTTCCGGTAAGAGCCAATGCAGCTTGCAATGCTTCATCAGTACCAAGCAACTCTTTCATCTTGGTTGCAGAACCATCAGCTTTATCGTAAATCAACTGTAATGCTTCTTGGAATGTACGGCCTTGGAAAGCTGCATCTCCGAGTTGGTTAGCTGTACCAAGTATAGCAGCACGTATCTTTGTCATGGCTTCCGATGTCGGTACACCTTGCTTAGTTATAGTAGCCACAGCAGCCAGTACATCATCAAGGCTTATGCCAAATGAAGCAGCAATCGGTGCTGCTTGGGCAATGCTTGTGCCAAGTTCCCCAAACGTGGTCTTACCTAAACGAACCGTAGTAAATAGCTTATCGGACACGGATTTTGCTTTATCTGCCTGCATACCGTAAGCATTCAAGATAGTAGTAATGGCATCAGCAGCCGTTGCAGTTTCAGTCAGACCGCCGGTAGCCGCCTTAGCGGACACCTCTAAAATTTCCATACCATTTGCTCCATCATGGCCGGCAGACACGATTTGATACAATGCTTTAGCCGCTTCATCACCGGCAATAGGAATATCACGAATCATATCCATAACACGATTCATGTATTCTGTCAAACTACCGTCTACTTCTTTAGAAAGAGTAGCAACTTCAAGCATGGCTTTCTGAAAACGTTTTTCAAAATCGTATGATTCTTTGGCCGCACGAGCAAAGGCTATCCCTGCACTGATACCGATACCTCCGAACACATCAAACGATGTAATTTCATCAGCCATCGCCTTTATTATACCAATAGCTTCCCGACGACTCTTATAAAGTCCGGTATTATCTATGCCTGTAGCAAAATATAATGCACCATCTTTATTCTGAATACCCATAATTCATTTATTTTTAAAATATAAGAAAGCCCCATATCTTCACAGACACGGGGCATCAACCTCTAAAAACAAGACATGAAACAATGTTTCAACATTGTAATATATAAAAACAGGCATTATTTCGCTTTTGCGCCTTCAATATCATAGTACCTCTTCATTCGAATTGTTTTTGTCGGATCATCAAAACTTGGTAACTCAACCCATTCATAATCCACACCTTCGGTTTCTCCATCTTCATCAACTGTCCGGTTTCTTTCTTTCATCACAGAAGCATATTCCTGCATCATTATTTCAATCAAGGAATAACTGCTTTCCATTGTTTCCATATAAGTCAATCCTAACGAATCATGCACTATAACTAAGAATCTTGCTTGACTGTATCCTGCCAACTTTGCAGATTCTTCTGAGCGGCTATTATCTCCGTCTCTCCCAATGGGCTCACGTTCTGAAGCATCGTGATAGAGTCGCAAAAAGGGAAGTAACCTATTCTAAAGAATATGGCATTGAGAAGTATTCGTATATCTTCCCATGTGGAATTATCTATAAGAACATTGCGAAACCATGCCGGTGGCTCCGACGGCTTATTATGAATGCCCAAACATACAATATCAAGAAGCAGCTCTCCATACTTATCCATCATAACCGGAAAATCACTAGTCGGCTCATCAGACTTGACAATCATCTTATCAAGGTCTGCCGGATCTATTTCAAGCAAAAGAGGTCGCAACTTAAACCATGTCCTAACCGTTATCGGACGTATGACTATACTATCCCCGACTTCCTTTCCTGCCGGAATAGATTTTCTCTCGCTAAAATCAAATGGTATCTTGACTGGTTGCTCCGTTATGGAAGCCGACTCCAATTTAAACAAATTCTTTATGCTCATAAATTTATCCAAAGGGGCTATCCCGTTGTACTTCCGGGAAAACTCCATAATATTCGCGACTATTATAGAATTGTTTCGCCCCTATCCATCAAAAGTTTGTTTCTATAGGCGGACTCGAACCGCCGACCTCATTATACAATGCGCTCTGCCGACTGAGCTATATAGAACCATAGTTATTACTTGGATGCGGTTTTGGCCGCCTTAGCTTTAGGCGCCGCATCAGTAACTTCACGCATAAAGGCAGTTTTGGTTTCCCCTTTTTCTGTAATAGCTGCCTGTACGTACACACGAACCAATAACAACTCTGCCTGTTCTGCGCCCGGAGCCTGTGAAATCTTAGCTGCTATCTTACCATTGACAACAGTATAGACTACTTTCTTTCCTTTTTTGGGCAATGTTTCGCATTGGAATGTCTTATTGATTGACGGAATATCCGTAGGCTTATTCCAAACATCCTTTGGAGATAATTCTTCCCCTTTGTCAACGGTTCCACCGGCAAGCAATGCTATTGTATCATTACTTGGAGTAGGAATAGAGAACTCAATATAATCAGTGGTATCTTTTACAAATTCCACATATAATGGTTCGGTGCTGCCTTCAATGTCTATCTTCACTTCCTTAGGGTCTGCAAAGTTGAAAGCAACACTACTTTTGGTGGGTAAGGGAAGTGTGGTAAAATCCGTTCCCGGCACTCCATCACCAACATCTGCAATTCTAATCGCGCCTACGCCCATAGCAATAGGCCTTACCGTTTTTGTTTCTGGCATAATCAATTATCCACTTTTACATTAAATCGAATATTAGTACACATAAATCCCTCTTTTAAATCCGGTATCGGAATACTTAGAAAATCCTCTATTTCTCTACAATTGCCATCATCACTATTTATCGAAGCAAGAGCCTTACGCACCATACGTTTTAACTCTTTCATACGTTGACGCTGATACATTCCATTATGCTTCAAAGGAACAAACACATTCACATTTACAGGGATTTTATTAATGAAATCCAACTCCGTTAATGATAGATGATTAATTACGATATGTTCGTCCTTAACACCGGCCTCAGATTTGTCTTTATATATGGCAATTCCAGTACCGGCAGCTTCTATCGCTTCATATACGAAATCTATTACATCAAATTCATCCATAAACTAGATTTTTTCAAATACCCTAATCAATGCCTTACGCAAATACTCCTGACATTGGATATATCCCGTAGTAGCCACATCTTTTCCTTTGGCTTCAACATGAACCGCATATTCCATACCGGCAACACCAATCAGTACGTAACTGCCTTGATAAGCCAAAGAAATATCTTCGGCCAACTGTCTGGCTTTGGAAATACCAGTATCACCGTCATTCCCTTTACCGCTTTTCTCAAAGTTTTCAGAAACGGTTTCTCCATCCATAGCTATTATATAACCTACAGAAGAACGAAGATTGCCTGTGCGGTCTGTATAGTTACCCGATTTACGGGCCACTTCTACAAATTTTTCTCCGGCAGCAGAAAGTAATTTAAAAATCCTTTCTTCTGCTCGTTCTTGGAATTTGTCAAACCAGCGGTCTATATCCGCATCCGAAAACAAAGGCGTCAGTCCTGATTTCATACATTTATAATTGAATGGGATTGATACGGTTCCCAGCAAATTATATCCACATCAACATTAAGAGAAGGAACTTGTAAACGCAAATATTTAACATCAATATCAGGACGGACTTTAGTATAGAAATAGCCATGTACTTGCTTTTCGTCGCCAAGGCTGTTTTTCTTCATAACTATACGCCCATCACTAACGGAATCATATCTTCCCTTTACTGACAGAGTTTTTGTTTCTCCATCAGCCCACTCACCATTGACTAATTTTCCGCCAATTTCATAAGTTATCAAGGCAGTATGAGGATATCTGGTTACCATGCGTTCCTTGCCCTTCCCCTAATAATGATTTTCTTTCCTAATTTGGCAGCCTTTTCAGGCTCCCCGTTCTCAATATATAACTGCTTTGCAGTCTGTATATAGTAAGAGCGGGGATGAGAGACAGATAACTTGTTTTCCGTGAAATCCGGAGAATTTATCAGCATGGCATACGTATCAGCGACACATAGACCAACTTGCTTTATATTATCAGTAGTACATTGTTCTTCGGGATTAATACCACGCTTTACAAATACTACCTTTTCCAAGAAGCCTTCCATATCTCCAATAGAGGGATATTCCAGTATCGTTTCTCTGATTGTTGCCATAACTGTATTATTCTTCGTCACCCGGTTCTAAGTTTTCATCATCCACTTCCTGACCCAAGAACTTAGCAGGAATATTATCCGTACCTTCTGTTGCTTCGTCAGAAGGCCATTCCTTACCATCAGCCTGCAAGATATACATAGCTTCCGGGTCATTGACTACAGGAATTGCATTAGCTTCAGCCTTGGTCCACTCCTTGAACGGCTCTTCAGTAGAGAATTTTGTAACCAAGATAAAGTCTTTCTTTACCATGATTGCTTTCTTCTTCAAAGACTCCGAATTTTCAGCCATAATAGGACCGTGCTGGATATTACCAACATTCAAATCCTCAAGGAAGCAAATACGATGCTTCTTCCATGGGCAAACAGTAGTACGTTTGTGGTTTGCATCTTCAATACGCACAGCCGGATTGATAGTGATAATCTGTGCCGGATATTCTTGTTCAGCCAAATACTCGTTAATAACCTTCTTGGTGATAACGAGTTTCGATGTCTGGTTAATCCAGCCCTTAATCTTATCCAAAGTTGATTTCTGCTTCTTCAATAAAGTAAAATCAGATGTCAGCATAATGATGTATCGCAGACTTACCCCCTTGGCACTTGCTGCAGAAAGTACATCTTCAATATCTTGCAAACCGTCAGCTTTTGCAGCATCAGCCCAGTCTGCAGAAGATTTCTTTCTGTTATCTGCCGGCATACCACAACCTACAAATTCAGTGGTTACAATGCCATTATTATTCTTTGCTGACAAGTTGAAACCTGCACGGCTCATATACTGCATAGCCCACCATTCCATACGACCACGCACTGCATTATACACAAAATCCTGGTCTTTAAAAGCAAGATTCAGCAACTCCATTTGCTCTGCATCTCCTTGCGCATCACGTTCCAGATTCTTATATTCCTGATAGTCGCTTTCGTTCATGCCACGCTTTACGGCTGTTTTTGGAATATCACCGGACATTTTGCTGATTACTTCCCGCGTCTTCTCTGGAGCGGAAGAATCAAAAGAAACGACATCGGCAATTACCGGAGCACCTTTCTCTCCAACCAATGTTTCCCATTTCAAGCTTGTAACTCTTTTGGGAGTAAAGAAATTAGGGTAATACATTGGTTTTACATGGCGCGAGTTTAAACGGGCGCTCATGTTTTTCTTGTTTACTTGTCTAATTAAACTTCTTTCCATAAATCAATTATGATTTCTTGTTTACGAATCTGATTAACGGCATCAAAGCCTTCAAGCCTGCATCGATAGGGAAGGGCATATTACCTTCACTAATGGTTCCACGCACCATTAAGCCGCATGATTGGTTAGCAACAGTCAAATCTACTTTTGACAAGGTTATCACCAACTCAGATGAACTTGTAACAAGGGTTGCCTTTCCTGCCGTAGTCTTCTCTTTTACCCCGACCAATACTTGACCTACCTTCGCTGCGCCAATCTTGGCTTCAAGAGTAATAACATCATATCCGGCATTACTCTTATCTATGGCTGTAATTCTATCGGATACACCTTTCAAGTCCCCTCCAACAGTAACAAAATCCCCAACAGCGAACAGATGGCTTTTATTGACTTTTACTGTCGTTCCCTCTGCTTCCAAGGCTTCTGTAACCAAAGCAGTCTTGATTACACGATACCCTCCATTTTCATCTTTGCCAACAACACAATATGGCGGCAATTCGTCCAATGGCATACCATCAAAAATCGCAGTTCTTAAATCAGCGCGAACAATGGTACCGCCACCGACAACATCCTCGAGCATTTTTATGACCGCAGGATGGTACTGAAATTCTTTTTCTTTCTTAAAAAACATAGCTACAATGGATTAATTATTAATCAATACCGAGACTGGCAACCCCGTTGGAATCCCCAGTACCCTCATCTTTATTCATGATTTCCAACCATTCCTTTTCTGTCCGGTCTTTGGGCTGTGCTACATACGGGCGATAATTGCCTGCATCCACTTCATCGGATATTGCGCTTTGGCGAATTTCCTTATATTCTTCTTGAAGCTCCTTAATTTGCTCTTCTACAGATGTTTCGGAATTTACATCAATACGCTTAAACCATTTTTCCGGCAACTTGGCCGTATCAAACAATGCCTTAGCAGACGCGTTTTTGCCGGAATCGGAAACAGTTTTTGTTAAGGTGGAAATATTATCCGTTAAGGTCTGGATTTGCTTTTGCTGGGCTTGAAGCATCTTTTTGAAAGCAGGCGGAAGATCATCCAAATCATCATCTACATCATCGTCATCGTCGTCAACGACCGTTTTATTTTTCTTCCCTTTTTTGCCCTTTCCCTCTATAGGCTTGCCATCTTTCAGACCATGCTTCTTTTCATATTCAGCAATAGCATTATTGGCAACATTCTGATTGTTCTGCTCGCTTGCTTCCAAATCCGGAAGAATGTTATCCTTAAAAAGAGAGACATAGTTTTCCAGATTTTCCTCGCTCTCAATATTAAACAAGGCTTTTACCTTTGCAGCATATTTCTCTGGAATACCTGCTTTCTTTAAAGCTTTTTTAATTGCAACTAAAATTTCCATAGTCTTTTTGCTTTAAAATATATTGGAGCAGGATTTTTACCATAAAAAAGGCTACCCGCACCCGGATAGCCTATATTCAAATAAACTTTAAATACTAATCTTCATCGTCTTCGTCATCATATCCGCACATGGCATCCTGCTCTGCCTGCATACGGTCACCCAAGAAATAATACTTTTTATATTCCTCTTCCTTTTCCTCCATGCTTAACCTTGCCCACTTGACGGAAGCCATCATTACTTCATCGTTCTCATCATACTTCCCAGCTTCGTAATTTCTGAGAATCTTTTCTGATCTTTCTTTCCAATATTGGCGAAGCTCATCTGTAACTTCCGGTACTTTCGGTTCCTTGCTCATAGCTCTTTCAATTTAATATTAATCTTATCTTCCTGCTCCGATACCGATATTATCTCAAATCTTGTATCAGTGGCAAAAAGTATTTCATATTGATTCTTTTCCACAAATTTACCGTTAAATTCCGAGATTTTCGATATATCCTTTCCATTTTTACCCTGAATCCTAAAAACTATGCTCACTTCATTTCTTTTCAAAGGGCGATAACTCGCAAACATATCAGCTATTTCCGGAGATTTGCTACATGATGTAAATATCTTGTGGGAAACCTCTTTTTTATCCTTATACAAAGCTTCGTATTCCTTTCGCTTTATTATAGTACCACGATACGTAATGCCTTTAAATGTTGGCAACAAATTCAACCCTTCACGAATTAATGTTGCGGCAGCTTTATTAAACTCGCTAAGGTTCTCATTATACAACTGCTTATTTAATTGTCGATAGTTGCCTCCGGCTTTAGTATAATGATGTATAGCGGCCAACCTTGTATTAGAAATATTCGGATATTCCTTTGAAAGAAAATCAATAGCACGCTGCATCGATACAGATGTGCTTCTTGTGCGGGTAAACTTCTTTTCTTCCAATGTATAAATATTGGTTTTCAACTCTCCAAAGAACTGCCGGTTATCACGAATAAAATAGGGTTCATTGCTCCATCCTTTAGCCCTTTCAAGGTTCTTGTTTACCCAAGCTTTAGCCGATTGAGGTATATCTTTCACAACAAGTTCTTCCGGTATCGTATCATTTACCAAATACTCGGCCAAATCTTCCGGTTCCATAACTATTGGAGTCGCATAACAAATGCAAAATGGATGAAACCCTGTGAATTTAAATGTTTTCGGATATTTGCCAACCATCGAATCACAAAGTGCACACGGTCCTCGATTACTATCAGACCGTCTTATCTCTATGCCCAAAACAAAGTCCTGACCATTCCATCGTTCATAATCTGCTGCACGATAAGCCATATTGGTTGTCGTAGAGGATAATCGCAATGCGTTCATACTTGCACTACGGTACACACCTTGGCCCGGATGATAATTCTTCATAGGCTGAGATAAAATCAGTTTCCCATTTGCATCACGCACACGCCTAAAACGTTTGTCCGGCTCTTTAAGAAGTTGGCGCATATCCCGGCCTATCTGCCCGGCATTACGGCCTACCGATACTCCGGATGCAAGATAATACTCCAGTTGCTCTTTTGCCAGCTCCGCAATATTCCACACACGGTCAGATAAGGCATTTCCCCTAATATCCATACCTTTTTTTAGCTGCAACATAGCTTTGGCATTATGAGCAAACAGCCCTTCTTTTATAGCTGTACTGATAGCCAATCCCTCAATATACCTTGAAATAAAATCATCATTCTTTAGTTCAGAACGTTTCCATGCGTCCATTTGAAATTGAGTAATATTGGCAAGTAGGTCAGATTGTAACTTTACCAACTCCCTATCAATACGTTTTTCTATTGACTGGTTTCTTACCCATACACTATCTTTCCCCTTATCTGCCCATTGTTGAAGATAAGGGGAAATAGCAGCAATAAAACGATTAAAGATAGCTGTTATATCATTTTGCTGCACCAACATTTTTTGCAAATGCTGACTATCATAAAAGGAAAGCCCTTTACGTTTCATCATTCATCTGGATTAGCAGAAAATGTAGCACCAAAAGGATTGCTGTTTTGTGCCATTTCTTTTTCTTCTTTCTTCATGGTTGCAATCTCTTGTTTGGCATTCTTTGTATAAGGAGATTCTGCAGTAATGGTCTCTTGCGAATTGATAGGCTTATTACCGTTTGCAATAGCCAAGTTCTGCAAAATTTCCGTAAGGTTCTTGGGCAAGATTGAACCGAACTTCACCTCGAAATAATTTCCCTCTATTGCGCCAGCGTTTTTGATATGGGAAATACGAGCCATACCAGCCTGCACGATTGCCACACAACGCTGTACCACCGGACCGAATATTTCCATCTGTTCCGTAGCTTTTATCTTTGCGTCAATAGTCATAAACTCACGAGCCACTCCGGATAAATCACCTATACCGATAAGGTTGTCAAAGGAGAGGTCAGGGCAAGAAGCACCGGAAAATATCTCATGCCTTTCGTTTGCGATTTCCTCTTTCTGAGAATCAATAGACTGCTGCCAGGATAAATATTCTGCATCACCATGATAAGCAGTTCCGGTATCCGGGTCCACTTCCATGGAGAAATTCAACTCCTTTCCCACCGTTTCCTTTGAAGGTAAATTGGTCTGGCCGTAAGTCTTTAGCATAGGGTCTCCAAAATAGTCATTAGTATCTGACATTCGAGAAAGGCGCATTTCATACGCATCCATAAGAACTGCTACATCTTCCCAGTCCGGTTGGTCTACCTCTGCATAGACAACTGGAATTTTCCCGAATAGATTCTTATCCTTTGTTATAACCCACTGCCCATCATTGATTCCGGTTATAATCTCATTAGCGGTATAAATCTTCACGCATTCACAGCTTCTGCCATTAACCATAGCTGTGTATTTATGAATGAAGCCATCCATATCATCATCATCGTCAAAATGCGGGTAAAATTCATTGGTTACATTATCATCCTTTGGTGTTGATAATATTTTGGCTTTTAATACGACTTCTTTTTTAAAGACAGGATTTCCATCCTTATCCGTTCCCTTAATATTGCTTTTCGTTACAGGATAAAAGACAATCGCCCCTTTGGTTTCAGATAGTACAATACGAGCAAATCTCATAAAGACTGATTTCATCTTAAGCTTGCGGACAAATACCTGCTTGAAGTCTTGCAAGCTATCATCATCCATATTATCTGCCGATACAATCATATCCCCACCGAACAAAAAAGCTGCTGCTGTACGTACTATCTTCTTTGGGATATTAGTTACAATCTTAGCAACCGGCACAGGCTTATCTTCCAAACGTTTTGGTTTTTCTTCGCCAGTATTTGGGTCTGTTTCAAACTCTGTATCTGAATATACAGCCACTTTTTTAGGTTCACGAAAACCTACTGAAGTTTTACGACGGTGGCGTTCTCCGTTATATTCCTCCAAATATTCTTTGGGGTTTCTATCTTCTATGGTATCTACACATAAATCACTAACTATTCGAGAAAAGTCGTCATTACTCAATATTTCGGATATTCCTGGCATATACTTTTCTCTTAAAATATAACTTAGTCTTATTTTCCCTATCTTTGCATTATAAACAATCCTTTTAACCATTTCTATCCTGTCTCTTATACACATCTCCGAGCCCACGAGACGGACTCCTATCTCG